CCCTTACATTTGTTTCCCGTGTTTCAGGGAATACTATATCCTCTGGAAATAGGGCTTGTAAGATTGAAAATATTATATATACTATTACCCCATATGAAATAATAGTAAATAATATAAGTTTAACCATTAATACCTCCTTTTATTTGTTATATTATACATAGCTTGTATAATCCTCCTTATCAATATCAGCTTCTAGTTTGGTTATTTCTAAAATTCTATCAATATAATATTTGTGTAACAACTCTAAGGCTCGATCTTCTCGTTTTTCAAATAGATAGTACAAGGCTCTAAAGTATGGAGGTAAAAATTCTATGTCTTTAGCTATTGCTTTTTTTGATCTATACTTTTTAATCATGTATTTAAATGACTCAAATAACGTTAGTATATCATCATATAGTACTCTGAAACGTTGTATTAATCTCTTGTTGGGGAATCTGTCATAATCCCCTTCTATTACTGACATAGCCATATCTGTGTACAATTGAGTTATACTATTTTTAATGGCCTTGTATTGAGGAGTTTTTATTTTATATGGAATTGAATCTTTATATACTACTACCCCTTCAAACTGTCTACCTTCCAGAGGCTTAAAAAAGTCTTCTAACTCGCTCATTGTTTTAAAGTCATATATTTCTGGAGTTTTTACAAGCTTTGGCACTTTTATTGAAATATTGCCGTTATTTACCCACACATCATTATCTTTTTTAACCAATGGGTAAGGGTTTCCATAATAATCTTGAGAAGCCACTAAATATAGACCGTAGCGATCTTTCGGATAAATAGTTTTTATAAAGGACTCTGGAGTTACTAGCTCAAAAGTTAAATATATATTTGCCTTATAACATTTAAGCACAAACTCTTTATAATCATAGGTAGCTAATAACTCAGCTGATATAACGGGTTCTGTATCGAAGCTCCACCTAGAAGAGAAATATACTTTACCCTCAAATATGTAAGGTAATATCATCATACCATCTAATTTCTCAATACAATGGTCGAAACTATCTATATCAGCAGGATAATTAAATCTGTTCATAGCTCTATATAGTAGCTTATAGGTATGTTTGAGTTTTACAAATACTGACCCTCTTAAGTAATTAAGTATAGGAAATTCAGTAAACCGATCCTCTATTATTGTATTATAATTAATTTTAGCTAACTCCATATCATTTAGCTTAGTAGTCTTTATTTTTACATATTCCATAGGTAGCTCAGACTGTTTAAGATATTCCAAATTCATTAAAATTACGGCGTGGAGACCCCAACTTCTTTAAGTTGGGGAGGAAACGCCTTCCCTCCTTTCCCATAGTAATGTTTTTCTTTTACTTAATAATTTTAAGTCTTTGTGGTTTGCAGACCTATGAATTACTGTTCCATCAAGTTTTCGTAAATCAAAATAGCCTGTTGTTCTTCTTCCAAATACAAAACATTCTTGCCCTTTGTATTTTACTTTGTCAAATAACCTAAAACCTTTTACTAAATAAGGAGCTTGATTTAATTTTCTTATGCCACCTTTTAATGTTTTAGCTTTGTGTATTTGTCTGTTATGCTTTCTTACTTGTTTGATATAATACCAATAATCTAATTGTTTTGCTTTTGGATTACCGCTAATACACAAAGCATCTATTCTGTGTGATTTGGGTAACTTATGAGTGATTCTGGTGTTTTTTGTTATATATCCATAAGTTAATTCTACATTTGGATAGATATTTTTAAATCTGTTATAAAACGTCCGTCTCATAATACCCATAAATGCAGTATCTTTAAAACTTTGCCCTCTTTTTAATTTAACATTCAGTTCTCCTTTATGATATTTGTTGTGGCAGGTCTCACACAAAGTTATGAGGTTGTTAGGTGCATTTCCACCTGTTTGCCTACTTTCTATATGATGAACATTTAACCTGTTGTCTTTGCTCTTACCTTTACAAATTTGACAAGTATGATTATCTCTCCAAAGAACATATTCTCTTACATTCCAAAATCCTAACTGTTCACCTTGTTGATATTCTACGCCTTCTATATTAGGATTTTTAATCTTTTGTATATCAAAGGAAGCTACTTCTATAATTATTTTAGTTATAGGCAATATCTTATGAACTTTTTCTACTATTTTTAAATGTGTTTGTATTTTGTTTTCAATAGAAGGTGCTAACCAACCTTTATTTTTACTTCGTACTCTATTTGAAAATTGCGGCTTTCTATATCTTGTTTTTCTATATCTCCTGCTTCTACGATACTGCCTACGTTCTGATAATAATTGCACTATATCGTTTCTTAATTCTACTTCTGCTGAAAATAGCTCTTGCTTTTCTGTTGTAGCAGACACTCCAATAAATTTACTTCCTGCATCTATACCTAATGTAATAGGCTGTTTGTATCCACTACTACCATAAATAAGTTGAATTGTGAATGGTTCTCTTTGTGTTATTTTTGCTTTGCCTTGCTTTAAAAGTTTTCTGGCTTTTGATGGTTTACAAGGCATTAAAGGCTTACCATGCTTATTTAAAACGTATACTAACATAAAGTATACCTCCTTTTGGAGTAATGTCTCCTTCCCCAATGTTATATAGGCTTTTACACTTAACTCACTATCCCTACCTCACAGGATTGTTTAAAGTTAAGCAACAGAGCTACGAGTTAGGAGAAACGCCCGTAGGTGTTATGACCTATATAACGTAGTCCTCGAAGGACTTAGGGTAGTCAACTTGAGCTTTTACAAGCTCCACCCTCTATAGGGTGGGGTAGTTGACTAAAATGTCACCCATAATTACTCCTCAGGATCTATGGATTTTAGTTCCTTAAATAACCCTTTTACTATTACATAGTATTTGGTAAAAAGCTCTCCTGTCAAAGGAAGAAACTTCGCATTAACCTCCATATTGTATACAGAGAAGTTATTCCTATCCTGAATGATCATATAGTTATCTACGAATAAAATACCTTTTTCTGTTTTTTCTGAAAAAGCTAGAATGGGGAGTGTTGCGGAAACTCCAAACATCATAACTTTATCTTTGTTTTCATCTATAATATTAGCACCATCTACACTCCAGTTAAGTTCTGTCAGGGTTTCATCTAATGTTTTTAGAGCACCCTCTCCTTTAATTACAGTTTCAAGAGCAGGGCGGGTATCTTCTATATCCGTAGGCTCAAATAATATAGTCTCCTCTTCGTCTGTCTCCAGTACCGTATACAGGGTAACAACAAAATCAAAATCTGGTTTACTCCACGTTTCTAAATCTTCGGATAACGAAGCTCCTCTTAAATAAAACTCCTCTGTATTAATATTAAACCTAGTTCTCAAAACCTCTAGAAAGCTCTTATCTGTACACTTCACTCTGTAAATCATATTATTCTCCTCTCACGTGTGGTTTTAAATATAGTATTATAGTATTATGTTTATCTATATCTATTTTTTCTATCACATCTACTTGTTCATCTTCTTGTTTTATAAGATCTCCAACAACTAGATCTTTAATTTCTTTCTCTATCCATAATTGGGATAGTGTATCAAAGACTGTCAATGTCTACCTCCTTTATTTCATCTCTGAATGTATAAGCATTCATGAGTTTTCTATATACAAAAACATTCGGACTGTACTGAAAGAACCACCTAGTATCTGTTTCAATACCATATATATCACAAATAGCTGCTGCAATTGCAGGGGATCTAGACCATCCTGCCAAACAATGTATATATAATACATCAATCTTATCTATCATTTCATCTACAAAGTTTAGTATCTTTATAGCATCTCCTGTAGAAAATAGTCTGTGAGTGTCTTTACTCTTATTTCTTACATAACTCATATCATCTTCGTCTAGAAAATGAAGTCTAAGCACACCTTTTATGTTGTTGTTATACTCAAACTTAACAATATCACTCTCAAAATCAGTTATAGATATAATAGCACACTTTTCCTGAGGGTTTAGTTGTTCTGCCTGTGCTCTGCTAAGAACTTTTATTATCACATTACTCCTCCTTTTTAGCATATAAAGGTCTAAAAAACACATATCTTGCTATGAAAATTAGTGCTCCTAAAGCTACATATTGAAGGTATGAAAATGCTAACACTAAATCAAACACAAAGTTTATAAGTAGAACACTAATATAGGTTATTAATGGCATAATCCCTAGAAATATTATCATAACAAATGCTAGTGTAATTAATATAAGTGCTCCTGTATCCATGTTATTCATAAAGTACCCCCTTTATTTAATTAGTTCCCAATACGCATCATCAAACTTTTTCTTTATTAACAGCTTTTCATAAGCTATCTTACTCCACGTTTCCAGTTCATCTGGATTAATATCTTCTATAGATGTTAGTTTAACATCTCTAACTTCATCTTCTGCATACGTTGCGTTACCAAACTCCTCAGAATAAACCTCTATTAAAAGCAGTATTCCCATATGTACAGAATCAACTGGAGTCGCTTCAGAATATATAATATCCTCTACAAGTACTTCATATTCACCATACTGTAAATTTAATCCAATCTCTTCAGTAAGTTCTCGTTTAAAACATGTTATAAAAGATTCTTCGGTTTTCCAGTGACCTCCGAAACCAATTGATTTTTGACCCACCAATCGTTTTTCAGAGCCTTTTCTAGTATAAGTTAGTACATTAAAGTTTTCATCTGTGATAACTACATATGGTATTAGTTGTTTGAAATCAGGGTTATTTTCTACTTCGTCTCTATCAACACTTACTAACATTGTAGTAATAATAGCACATTTACTCCACACCAGCTCTTCTAGTAAATTGAGTTTACACGCTATTGGAGCTGCCATAAATGTATTAAAATCTTCTTTTTTTAGTGCATAAATTTTTTCTCCCATATTTGTACCCCCCTATACCTTTTGTAACGGTGTTTTTATTGCATAAGCATAGTCTTCTATGTGCAGAAATTTTTCTAGTTCCCAATCAAAAAACTCCTCAAGATCATCCAAAATTCGCTCCCTGTTTTTGATAAGATATAAATCTGCTTTGTAAAGCCACGGACTAACAGCATCATCCTCCAATGCTCCTGCTTCTATAGCTCTTTCTCGATATGTTTTTAGTTTACTTGTCTGATATATATCAGAACACTCTACTACAGCATCATAATACTTTCTAGCCCATTCTAAAGCTTTCATATTCACAATTATACGTCCTCCTTATAAGCATTTTTATATGCTTTATGTGTGATAGGAAAAAAGGTCTCTAACCAGCTATCCATTCGTTTTGCTACATATTGTATTTCTTTTTGAGCATCTGGTTTAGTTCTCTGATATAAAATGTGCATTAACTCTCTTATATTAGTAGACAAATACATTTTAGTCATTAAACTAACTGGTAAGATAGTTCTGGCTAACTCCGGTTTTATCCCACGTCTTAGGTATTCTCTGTACTCTTCTACTAACATTAAAGTCGCTGTTTGAGCAAAAGGTTTGTCATCCTCACAAAAATCATTTGGAGTGTCTAGCTCTTCAGGCAAATAAAACTCAAACCTAGTCTTTTTATCTGTAGTATATCGTCTGCTCATCTCATTAACTGATATATGTCTATATCTAAGTAGTTGCCTAGCAACAAAGATAGGAATCTCTAAATAAAACGTTAATCCTGCATGTTCAAAAGGACTCAAATGTCCTTTAGAAACCAAAAAGGGTAGTAGTTTTTCAGTATTGGCACCAGTTGTATTGCCGTAACTTATTCCTGCTATTTTAGCAATACGAGAATCACTTCCCCACCAACCTTCAAGATCAATTACAAAACCATCCATGTCTGTTATAAACCAAACGTCATCAGTCATTAAATACTCCTTATAGTATCTTAAAATATTCAAATTCATGGTTTTCAAGTTCAAATGATATTTTTTCAAACGCTTCTTGCAAAGTAACATACTCTAATTGAACATAATATATGCTAGTAGTTGTAGATGCATAAACCTCAATAATCTCTTCTAATACTATTATATCATATATTACAGGGTAAAAGGATGAACACCCTCTGATCATTTCTGTAACACCTTTGTTAAAATACAGGCTCTCCTTATAAGTTTTAGATAGTTTATCTCTTAAACGTACTTTATCTGAGTGTTTAATACTGTTTCCACTCCTTCTCGTCCATATGCATGGTGTATCTCGTCTATATCTTTAAACTCTTTTGGTATGTTAGCCCACGTAAGATACCCTGCTGTGTTAAAGTAATTTGTTAGCTTAGTGGCCATCTTAATGCTATCTCCTTCAGTATCCCTATCTAACACAACTATTATATTAGATATGTTAGTTTTTATTAAAGCCTCTAATTGAGTATTAGCTAAATAATGACCAAATATAGCCATAGCATTAAACCCTATTGACATAGCATCAAAAATTCCCTCAACCAAATAAGTTGTAGAGTAGTATTTAGCACTATCGTATTGAAATAGAATGTTTTTTATTTTAGTGTGTCTAGGTTGAAATAGATATTTAGGTTCCTCATGAGCATAGCTTCTACATTGAAAAGCTACCAATTCATTATTATAAATTAAAGGAAGGCATACCCTATTAGATATTGAAGTGAGTTCTACAAACTGATACCCCTTAATTTGTTCCTCTGTTAAACCTCTAGAGGCTAAGTACCGCAACCCTTCATCAGATAATGGTTTAACCTTATCAACTAGATCCTTTAATAATCCTTGAGTAACAATATCTACGCTACCTAAGCTTATACTAAGATCCTCTTTATTATCAGGAACATTTAAAGAGAGGCTGATTCCTAAATACTGTTCTAAAAATTCCTTATATCCTTTAGTATTACATCTGTGACAAAAAAAATTCCCTGTATTGACGTTTACATACAAGTGTCCTCTTTTATCAGGGCCAAAACCCTTTCCATCACAGAAAGGGCATATAAATCTAGCCTCTGCACCACCAGCAGCATGTCCTCTAAACGTTAGTTTCTTCTTCAAAGCTTGTAAATTCATCAATATTATCATCTTCCTTTATTTCTGTAAGGGCTTTTTGTAGTGCAGCCTCACTCAGTTCCTCCAGTTCTGTTTGATTAGCATAATTAGTGCCTACTGAGTAATCAGCTTTCATACGTATCCCCTTCATCCATGTATAATTATATGACTCTACAAAACTTTTGAAAACTTTTAGTAATTCTATCACTTGCTCTTTGTTTATAGATAAGACAATGGAGTCATGAACAGTACTAAGTATTTTAGCATCGTATTCCTTATGAGCTTTCAAAAAATCATGTATTTGTATAATAGACTTTAAAGTAAGATCAGATGCCGTACTTTGTATTATAAAGTTATTTGCCTGTCTCAATGCTCTAGATTTTAAAGCTCCGTTGCTAGAGTATACATCCGGGAGATGTCTGCGTCTGCCGAAGGGGGTTACTACATATCCATAGTGTTTTACAAAGTTAGATACATTAGCTACAAAAAGTTTAACATTATGGTATACTTCGTA